ATGAGAAGGATGGGGAAGAGACGGGAATCGCTCTCCCTTATGTAGTGACGCTCGATCAGGGTAGTGGAAAGATCCTCTCCATCCGGAGAAACTGGTTGGAGGAAGACGAGAGGAAGCTACGCAGAAACCACTTTGTTCATTATGAATATGTTCCTGGTCTTGGATTTTATGGATTCGGTTTGATCCATATGATCGGTGGACTTGCTAAGTCCGCAACTTCCCTCCTCCGCCAACTCGTAGACGCTGGTACTCTTAGTAATCTACCCGGTGGCCTTAAAGCGCGTGGCTTGCGTATCAAGGGCGACGATACTCCGATTTCTCCCGGAGAATTCCGAGATGTGGATGTGCCCGGTGGGGCCATCAAGGACAACATCGCGTTCCTTCCGTACAAGGAGCCGTCTGGTGTTCTCTATCAGCTACTCGGAAATATCGTCGAGGAGGGGAGACGCTTTGCATCGCTGACAGATTTGCAGGTCAGCGATATGAACCAACAGGCTCCTGTTGGAACTACCTTGGCTCTCTTGGAAAGGTCGATGAAGGTGATGGCGGCAGTGCAATCCAGGTTGCACGCATCAATGAAAAGAGAGTTCGCCATCCTCTCCGAGATCATTCGGGACTATGCACCGCATGCATACCCTTACGATCCGGAGGGCGAAGAGAATATGAGTGAGGAGGACTTTGACGACCGGATCGACGTGATCCCGGTGTCGGATCCAAACTCTGCAACGATGGCTCAGAGGATTATGCAGTATCAGGCGGCGCTCCAGCTCGCCAATACCGCTCCCGAAATGTACGACCTACCCAAGCTTCACCGGCAGATGCTGGAGGTTTTGGGAATCCAGGATGCAGACAAGATCATTCCGGAAGAGGATGAGGTCCCCGCTCGCGATCCGGTGAGTGAGAATATGGACATCCTGAATAGCGATGCAGTCCAGGCATATATCTGGCAGGACCATAAGGCCCATATCCAGGTTCACATGACGGCGATGGAGGATCCGACGATCCAGGAAATTGCCCAGAAGTCGCCCATGGCAGCCTCGATCCAAGCTGCCGCCATGGCGCATATTACGGAGCACTTGGCGTTCCTCTATCGCAAGCAGATCGAGGAAGAGTTGGGGATTGAGCTTCCGCCCCCGAATGAACCGCTTCCCGAGGATATCGAGATCCAGCTTTCCAAGTTGGTCGCCGAGGCATCTGCAAGGCTTCTCCAGAAGAACATCTCAGAATCCCAGGAAAAGCAGGCGCAGAAGGAGGCGGAGGATCCGATTCTCAAGATGCGACAAGAGGAGCTAGAGATCCGTAAGGCTGAGACGCAGGCGAAGATCGTAGAGAGCGCAGAGCGTCTACGGCTGGATCGCGATAAGGCCGAGGCTCGCAATGCAGTGGAGCGGGAACGGATCGAAACGAACGCGCGAGTAGCTGGTGCCAAGATTGGTGCGGAGATCTCTCTGGAAGCGGAGAAGGCCAAGGCAGAGGGGGTGGAGATCGACTCCCGGGAGCGCATGGCGGGTGCCAAGATTGGTGCCGAGGCCGCGAAGCTTCTTCTCAAGAAGGAAGAGGCGATGCTTCTCAAGAAGGAAGAGTTGGACTCAAAGGAGCGTATTGCAGGGGCGAAAATCGGAGCGAAAGCGGTGGAGCGCGTTGCGGGGATCGCCCGAAAACTGGAAGAAGAATGAGGTGGCGTCCAGGAAAATCGATCCAGTGAACTACCTGGGGTTGATGAATGGATAATTGGGCACAGGTTTTTCTCTCGCGACTCACCGAGCTTCGATCGCAACACGCCGACCACTTGGTGAGTGGTTCTGTCGATACCTTTGAGGAATATCGCCATCTCTGCGGTGTACTCAAGGGATTGGATATGGCGGAGAGGGAGTTGAAAGAACTCCTCTCCGAAGTTGAGGATTAGAGCGGGGAACTGCGGCACCCGTTAATCGCCGCTGCTAAGGGAACGACGGCCCCTACTAATTGCCGTCTGCTAAGGGAACGACGAGCCCTACCAATCTTCGTCTGCACACTACGGGGGAACGACGGCACCCATTAATCGCCGTCAGCAAAGGAAATAATGAGTTCGGCAATTCGATACGATGGAGAGAGTCTTGAAAGCCAAGTCGGGGAGATGGAGCGTATTGCTTCCCAGGTTCCCGACGCGTGTGGTTACAGGATTCTCGTAATGATGCCAGATGTAAAGGAAACGACAGAAGGTGGAATCGTTATCCCGGAAGAACGCCGGGGTGCGGAGCAGGTTGCCAGTATTGTTGGTTGGGTGGCTTCTGTAGGCCCCGATGCATACAAGGACAAGTCCCGGTTTCCGGGAGAGCCTTGGTGCAAAAAAGGAGATTGGATCGTGATGCGCGCCTATGCGGGCACTCGACTCAAGATTCGCGGGCAGGAGTTCAGGATCATCAACGACGACTCTGTGGAGTGCGTGGTTGAAGATCCGAGAGGGGTGGCTCGCCTATGAGTGAACCTCTTGACGACTTGATGGGCAATGCTCTGACCGAGCCGATTGTTCGGGATGATGGCGAAGAAATCGAAGTTTCCGTTGTCGATGACATGCCGGAAGGGGATCAGCCCGCTGCGCGGGCTGGGAATAAAGGCGCTGGCGAAAGCGTTGAGGAGCTTGACTCTCTCGGCGGTAGGACTCAGCGTCGGATCAAGAAACTCCAGTACGACTACCATGAGGAGCGGCGTTCTAAAGAGTCTTCCGAGCGGATGCGCGAGGAGGCTGTGCAGCATGCACAGCGGTTGGCCTCAGAGAACAACGACCTCAAGGATCTCATTCAAAGAGGGGAAAAAGTTCTTCTCTCGGAGATTAAGTCAAGAACGGAGGTAGATCAGGGGAAAGCGGAGGATGACTACAAGAGGGCCTACGAGTCCGGTGATACTGAAGCCATTCTGACGGCTCAGAAAGAGTTGAACCGCTCGCAAATGGAACAAGATAGGGCCTCTCGTTATCAGCCAGAGATGGAGCAGAGGATGCAGGCTTCTCAGCCTGCTGCTCAGTCTGCTCCTGCGCCAGCCCCGGTGGATCCCAAGCTGCAAGCGTGGCTGGGAAGGAATGACTGGTTCGGAAAGGATGAGGAATTGACCTCTTTCGCCTACGGGGTTCACGAGAAACTCGTTCGGCGAGAGGGCGCGGATCCTCGAACAGATGACTACTACGCAAAGATCGATGAGCGTTTGCGGGCAGTCTTTCCTGAAAGGATGGGAGTGGAAACGGGCGAAGAGGAGCCCTCTGCGAATTCCCATCGTTCAACGGTAGTAGCCCCTGCGACACGTTCCTCGGGCAAGCTCCGCAAAGTGCAGTTGACCTCTACCCAGGTAGGTCTCGCGAAACGGCTGGGTATTTCTCCAGAACAATACGCCAAACAGCTCCTAAAGGAGGTCCGAAATGGCTGAGTCGCGCACAGAGGGTTTGCAATCGCGTTCACGCGAGACGGGAACCCGAGAAAATCAAGAGCGGGAAGAGCCGTGGTCGCCTGCGCCCCTACTGCCGAAGCCGGATCCCAAACCGGGATTTGATCATCGGTACGTGAGGGCATCTATGAGGGGTGAAGCCGACAACATCAACGTCTCTCAGGCAATGAGAGACGGTTGGGTTCCGGTGCTGTCTGAAGAATATCCCGAGCTGATGATCGTATCAGACCGTGGAAGTCAGTATCCCGATAACGTGCTGGTGGGTGGTCTTCTTCTTTGTAAACGTCCGGTAGAGATCGGCAAGAAGATTGAAGCGCACGCCGTTAACGAGGTGAACCAACAGATGGACGCGGTTGACCGCAACTACTTTAGAGAACAGGATCCGAGGATGCCTATGCTCAAGCCTGAGCGGAGCACCCGGATCACATTTGGCGATGGCTAACGGTAGAGACTCTACCGGAGGCTATCACCATATAGTTTAGGAGATAGCCAAATGGCTTACGGATTCAAACCAGTCAAAATGGCCGGTTCCCGTTACGATACGGGCGGCTTTACAGAAGTCCCCATTGAGAACGACACGCTCGGTACTCCCATTTATAATGGGGGTACGGTTTTGTACACCATCGCTAATACTACGATTGCATCCGGTATTAGCACCAACGATACGCCTATCACTAGCGCCCTTTCAGTCGGCGTTCTTGTTGGCGCACGGTGGGTAAACTCTGCCGGTGAGCCGAAGTGGGGGAACTACTATGATGGTGCTTCGACCAACGAAGCTGCATCAGCCTATGCTTTCGTTGTTCCTCTGGATGGTGTTATTTTCCAGATTCAGGGAAACCTTGCATGGGACACGAAGTACATCGGTTGGGAATGCCTCGTAACTGGAAGTGGAGGAGTTACAGCTACTGGAAATTCCAGTCTGTCGCTTCTTCAGGTGACAGCCGATGCATCTGCTGCTTGTATCATTCCGCTTGGAGTCCTTGAAAACGGTAACGAGACAACTTCAACCCCTGACGTTCTTGTTCGGTTTGCCGCTGCTGGCATCTCGACCAAGCCGCTCTTCTAGGAAAGGATGTAAATCATGGCTATTTCACGAGCGCAAATGATGAAAGAACTCCTGCCTGGACTGAACGCTTTGTTCGGGCTGGAGTACGATCGATACGAGAACGAGAACGATGTCATTTATGAGACGGAGTCTTCAGAGAGAGCCTTTGAAGAGGATGTCAAGCTGGCGGGCTTCGGTGCTGCGCCTGTGAAGAGTGAAGGGTCGTCGATCGCTTACGACACGGCCCAAGAGCACTTCACGGCACGGTACACTCACGAAACCGTTGCAATGGGCTTCGCTATCACCGAGGAAGCGGTTGAGGACAACCTCTACGACTCCGTTTCCGCGCGATACACGAAGGCCCTTGCGAGGGCGATGGCGCATACGAAGAATGTCAAGGGTGCGTTTCCGCTGAACAACGCTTACACCGTTGCCAATTTCAAAGCCGGTGATGGTCTCGCGCTTTGTACTACGGCTCACAAAGATATCGATGGGAATTCGATATCGAATTCTTTGGCGGTTGCCTCGGATCTCAACGAGACTTCGTTGGAGCAGGCGGTAATCGACATCGCGGCGTTTACGGATGACCGGGGTCTTCTGATCTCGGCGCGTCCTCGGCGTCTGATCGTGGCTCCCTACAACCAGTTCGTTGCCACCCGTATCCTCGATACCGAACTTCGGACGGGGACTGCGGACAACGACATCAACGCACTGAGGACGAATGGCACCATCCCGGATGGGTATAGTGTCAATCACTTCCTCACGACTACGAACAAGAAGTTCTGGTTTGTAGTCACTGATGTCCCGAATGGCATGAAGCACTTCGAGCGTACCGCTCTCCAGACGGGTATGGACGGAGACTTCGATACCGGTAACGTCCGGTACAAGGCCCGCGAGCGTTACTCCTTCGGAGTCAGCGATTACCTGGGCATTTTCGGGAGTGGTAGCATCCTCTGATCCTGTGGTGGGGTGTGGTGTGACCAAGGAGGGAGCGGGGCTTGTCCCCTCTCCCTCCTCTTCCGGGGTCTCTTCTGCGGATAAGAATAAAGCGTCTCGGAAGAGATCTGAATGACTTAATTTTATAACGGAAGCGATGCTTCCTAAACCAAAACCTGACAGACTTAAACGACAGCACGCGGACTGTCAGGGTTAGTTGCGTGCGACGAGGTATACAAAATGGGTAAGACTACATTTAGTGGTCCGGTGAGGTCTTTGGGCGGATTTTATACGGCGGGTAACAGTTCCGCCGTAGATGTTCCGAATGGTACTGCCAATTTCACAATCGGTACGACGTCTGGATACGATGTGGCGGATTACGCAGGGAAGATCATTACCCTCAATGATGCAGCCATGGCTATCACGCTGCCCACTATCAGTGCGGTCGATCCAGTGGATGACACCGATCCCAACCAGCTTAACAACCTGGGGGTAACTTTTCGATTTGTTGTAGTAACGGAATCTACTGCTCTGATCATTAACTGCGGAGGCAGTGACGTGTTTACGGGCGGTGTGCATATCGGTATTGATAATTCTGCGGCGACGGATTGGCAGATTCCCGATGGTTCGGATAATACGTTTACTATGAATGGAACCACTAAGGGTGGTAACCCTGGGAGCTATGTGACCTTTGAGGCCGCAGCAGCGACCAAGTGGCTTATCCAGGGTAGCTTGGACGGCTCTGGAACTCTGGCTAGTCCGTTCTCAACGGTCTAGCGGCGTAACAACTAGGGGCACCTCCGGGTGCCCCTTCCCTCCCTACTCATGGGTAGAGGTTGTGTGTATGATTTACCCCACAGATATAAAGATTATCCTGCATGGGTCGGTGGGGGAATCGACGGGCGACCCTACGACTCTCCTGACGGGTCCGCTGGTGATGAAGGGGATCTCGACCTCGTTCTACATGGACACCTCCGCGTTGAACGGCCCTCTACAGATAGAATTGTATGACGGTGATGAGGAAATCATCAGGATATGCGATTTTGCAAGTTACTCGCAGACGGAAGTCAACACTTTCGCTTATACCTTCCCATTGAATGGCATAAGGATTGGAGGTGTTTTGGGTATGGCTGTGCGGGGTGACGGTACCTATACGAACGTGACGGCGTTGAACACAACCGTGGCGTACCAGCAGTAGTCT